TGAAAAAATTAGTATTACTTCAAGTATTCAAAATGTTAATGATATATCAAAAGTATTTACCGATTATAGCCAGAGTTTTACAATTCCTGCAAGTGATAATAATAATGAAATATTTAGACATTGGTACGAAAACGCTTTAGATAATGGTTTCGACCAACGTGTAAGATATAGAGGTTATATTGAAATAGATACGCAAGTATTTAGAACAGGTTTATGGCAATTAGAAAGCTCAACAATTAAAAACAACCGTGTAGAAGATTATAAGATAACTTTTTACGGTGTATTAAAATCTTTAACTGATAAATTTGGTGAAGATAAATTAAAAGATATTGCAGAGTTAAACGATTATACTATTAATTATTCAGGTACAACCGTACAAAATAAAATTACTACTACATCTGATAGTGATATTTTATTTCCTTTAATTACAAGTGATAGAGTTTGGCAATATGGTGGCGGTGGTGCAAATGATATATCACAGAATTCACATCATATACATTATAACGAAATATCACCTGCTTTAAAAATTGCTAGAATATTTGATGCAATAAAAAATAAATATAACATAAATTTTAATGGTAACTTTTTAACACAGTCAAGATTTACAAAGGCGTATTTATGGTTAAAAAATAAAGAAGCGTTTAGCCCATTAGGACAAAAGAAACTAATTGAATTTACAAGTATTGTTAATAATAGTTCTTTAACTATTAATAATGATAATTATGTATTAGATATAAACGAATATAATAATCCAGGAAGTAGTGCTTATTTTTATAATGGTGGTGCAATAAATATTACTCTTTCAACTTCTACAAATTGGCAGGTTACAATTTATAAAGATGATGTACAATTATATTTACAAAGTGGTACAGGTACGAATGTTTATGTAGGTGTAGGTGATATTAACGGAACATTTAAAGTTTATTTAAGTACTGCCCAATCTTGTACCTATACAGGTTCAATTTCAGCAAGTGATACAGAATATGACTATCAAAATAATTCACAAAATACCTTTACGTCAAGTGCTACTATAGTAGGTGGTTCTATTACTTCTAATTTAGATTTACCTGCTTTTATGCCAGATATGAAAGTAACAGATTTCTTTAGTGGTATTTTAAAAATGTTTAACCTTACAGCGTTTAGTTATGATGAGCAAACATATACTTTAGAGCAGTTAGAAAATTGGTACTATCAAGGTAATATAAAACAATATTCAGAATATTGTATTTCTGATTTTGAATTTGAAAGAATTAAACCATATAAGAAAGTAAATTTTAATTACGAGAAAAGTGTTTGTTTATTAAATAAAAGTTATTCAGATGCAAACCAAAAAGAATACGGTGATTTATCTTATCCATTTAATACAGATGGTGCAGATTATAGCGTTAAGTTGCCATTTGAAAATATTATATTTAATAAATTCACAGGTACTAATTTACAGGTAGGTTATGCAATTAAAACCGATTTAACTCCTTATGTACCTAAACCTATTATTTTATATAAATACGAAAATGCAAGTTGTAGTTTTTATTTTAACGATGGTTCTGCTACTAACCATATAACAAATTATAATGTTATGGGGCAAGATGTAAGCTATCAAAACCAAATACATACGTTAAACTTTGGTGTTGAATTTAGTAGTTATACATTAAACACGGTTAGTAATACTTTGTTTAAAGATTATTATTTTGATTATTTAAACAACCTTTATTCGTTAAAATCAAGAATGGTTAAGGTAAGTATGCGTTTACCTTATTCAGAGCTATTAGCGTTACGTTTAAACGACCGTATTGTAATACGTGATAAAAGATATATTATAAATAGTTTTACAACTGATTTAGATACGTTTGAAAGTAAGTTTGAATTAATACAAGATTTTAGAAGTTTAAATTTTAATAATTCACAGCCAAGAGTAGCAGGTAATACAGCACAAACTTTAAAATTTGATACAGTAAGTATTGAACCTTTAACGTGGAGTATTTTAAATGACCCTGATGGGCAAATAATAACTATTACAAATGGTGATAATTATGTAGAAGTATCTGTAAAAGCAAATACTTCTGGCGTGTTAAAAATATATAGTATTGAAAGTAATAATAATGATGTAATCGTAATAAATCAAAATGCTTAAATTAGTAATACAAACGCTTGAATTTCAAAAGTTTGGAACAAGCGAAGCTATAGATATAGCAAAAGGAAAATATAAATTACCAGATACAATAACAGAACTTAAAAGAGCAATAAAATGGCAATTACAAAAACGATAGAAATTGATGTTAAAGCTGGTGCAGCAGAAAAAGATATTAACGACTTAAACAAATCGGTTGTTAAGTTAGAAAATTCTGTAGAAGATTTTTCAAAGACAGGTAAAAAGTCTTTAGATAATATAGATAAGAATGTTAAAGAAACTGAAAAAAGCACAAAATCATTAAGTGAGGGCTTTAAAGCTACAGGTGTGGCATTAAAAGCTATGGGTATCGGGCTCGTTATTAGTGCAATGGCTACACTTAAAGAAATCTTTATGGGTAATCAAAAAGTAGCTGATACATTTAGTACTATATTAGGCACGGTTGCAAATGTATTTAGCCAAGTTACAAATGTAGTAGTTTCTGTTATTGAAAAAGTTGGTGGGGCTACAAATGGTTTTGAGGGGTTAAGTAATGTAATAGGTGGTTTATTAAAATTATCTTTAGTGCCATTAAAGGGTGCTTTTTATGGAATTAAATTAGTTATTGATGAAGTACGTTTAGCGTGGGAAGAAAGCGTTTTTGGTGATGGCGACCCTAAAAAAATTAAGGAACTTACTAAACGTATTGATGAAACTAAAACAAGTTTAAAGAAAGTAGGTACTGATGCAGTAGAAGCTGGTAAACAGGTAGGTAATAACATAGGAAAAGCAATTAGTGAGGTTGGTTCAGTTGTAGAGGGTACTATTGATGGTGTTTCTAAAGTATCTTTAAAGAGTGCATACGAACAATCAAAAGCAAATGTTAATTTACAAAATGCTGCAATATTAGCCGAAGCAAACCAAGCACGTTTAGTAGAACAATACGATAGACAAGCGGAAAAATTACGCCAAGTTAGAGATGAGGAACGTAATAGTGTTGAAGATAGAATAAAAGCTAATAACAAATTAAAAGATGTTTTAGATAACCAACAAAAAGCTATGTTAGGACAAGCAGCAGCACAGGTAGCAGCAGCACAATCTACATTAGCACAAAATAATAATATTGAAAACCAAGCTGCTTTAACAAGGGCTTTAACAAACCAAGAGGGAGTTTTAGCACAAATTGAGGGTTTACGCTCTGAACAAAAAGCAAATGATTTAGCATTAAATAAAGAGCTTATTGATTTAACTAAAACTAAACAAGAAACTGAAACAGAATTAGCAATTAATGAAGCTAATTTTAATGCAGAGCGTATTAAAAATGAAGAAGCACAATTAGTAGCTAAAAAGAATGCTTTAGAAAAAAATAAAAAAATTGAATTAGAACGTTTACAAAATGTTATTGATAGTGCAAACGCAGGTACTCAAGCTAAAGTAGATGCAGAAAAAGAATATGCATTAAAGAAACAAGAAATTGAACAATCAATAATTTTAGCAGATGATGAAATAGCTGAATACAAAAGAAACAAAACTATTGAAAACAACCAAAAAATAATTGATGATGAAGCTGCAACTTTTGAAGCAAAAAGAGAAGCGTTAAGAATACAAGAAGAAATATTATTAGCAGATGATACTTTAAGTGAAGAAAAAAGAACTGAAATTGAAAAGCAATATGCGGAAGCAAGAATTAAAATAAGTGAGCTTGAATTTCAACAAAAAATGGCTCAAGCAAAAGAAGCAGGACAAGCTTTAGAAACTTTAGGCGACCTTGTAGGAAAAGAAACTGCAGCAGGTAAAGCTTTAGGTATTGCGAGTGCTTTAATTAATACTTATGTGGGTGCTTCTGAAGCTTTAAAACAAAAATCTACTTTACCATCGCCTTTTGATTATGTTGCAAAAGCTATTAACGTAGCAGGTATTTTGGCAACAGGTTTTAAAACAGTTAAAGCTATTACTGCTGTTAATGTACCTGGTGGTGGCGGTGGCGGTGGTGGTGGCGGTGCTGCTATTGCTCCACCACCTGCACCAAGTTTTAACGTAGTAGGTAATACAGGCGTTAATCAATTAGCAGAAACTTTAGGAAATCAGCAACCTGTTCAAGCATTCGTAGTAGCAAACCAAGTTACAAGCCAACAAAGTTTAGATAGAAATATTGTAAATAATGCGAGTTTAGGTTAAAAAATAACAAAATACAGTAATTAATGTTTTTAAATAAAAATAATATGAACCTTATAGAATTAATAATAGACGATAAAGACGAGTTAAGTGGTGTTGATGCTATTAGCGTAGTGGCTACTCCAGCTATTGAGTCAAATTTCGTAGCGTTAAAATCAGAAGAAATTAAATTAGCACAAGTAGATACTGAAAAACGTATTTTAATGGGTGCTGTTTTAATTCCTGAAAAGCCAATTTATAGACGTAATGGCGAAGATGAATATTATATTTATTTTTCAAAAGATACGGTTAATAAAGCAAGTCAATTATTTTTTAAAAATGGTAATCAGAATAATTGGACTTTAGAACACGGAAAAGAAATTAAAGGTTTAACCGTAGTTGAAAGTTGGATAGTTGAAAATACTGAAAAAGATAAATCAGCTATTTATAATTTAAGTGTGCCTGTAGGTACTTGGATGGCTTCGGTTAAAGTAGAAGATGATGCTATTTGGAATGACTATGTTAAAACAGGTAAAGTAAAAGGGTTTTCTTTAGAGGGCTATTTTGCAGATAAATTAGAAGAAAAAAAGCAGTTAAGTAAAAACGAAAGTATTGTTGAACAAATTAAATCTTTAATAAATGAGTACGAAAACAAAAAGTAAAACAAGTCCAGTAAATGGTAAAAAAGGTTGTCTATGTGATGATAACACTTATAGTAAAGAATGTTGCAATGGTGATTTACAAAACCAAGGCATTGGGCAAACTACAGGAGTAGATAGTGTAACCGTTACAGAAAATAACGGAGTAAGAGTAATAACAAGAGTAAACGGATAAACAATGACGCCACAAGAAAAAAACGTATTTGGAAAATTATTTGCTAAAACTGAATTAGCAAGTCAAAAAATTGAATTAGCTAATTTACAATCAGTTGTTAAATTAGAAGATAATGCTTTTAAACTTAAAGAAAAAGCTTTAGGTTCTGTAAAAAAAGTAAGTGAATTAATAGCAACTGTTAAAGCAAATACAGTATCTGCTTCTAAAGCATTTGAATTAGTAATTAATGAAGTTGATGCTTTAGAAATACAAGCTAAAGAATTAGGTTTATCATTACCGAATGATGCAAGACTTGCAAGAGACTCAGCAAAAAGAGAAGCTGCACAATTTTCTGAATTAAATAACAAAATTAATTCTGTAAAATTTTAATAAAATACAACAACAATTAAAAACTATTGTTTTTAAATAAATTTAATAAATATGTCAAACGTAATTACAGAAATTAAAAAATTGCTTGGTATGGAAATCAAACTTGAGCAAATGACATTAGACAACGGAACTGTTATTGAAGCTGAAATCTTTGAAGCAGGGCAAGCAGTGTTTATTGTTAATGGTGAAGATAGAGTTGCATTGCCTGTAGGTGAGTACACTCTTGATAACGGAATGATTTTAGTAGTTGCAGTTGAAGGAGAAATTGCTGAAATTAAAGAAGCTACACCAACAGAGGAAGAAACTCCAGAGGTTGAAGTAGAAGTAGAACAAGCAGCGGAACCAACACCAGCAACAGCTAAAAAAGTAATCGAGTCTACTGTTAGAGAGTCGCATTTTTCAAAAGAAGATGTTGATGCTTTAAAGTCAGAAATCGAAAGTTTAAAAACGGAATTAGCATCTATGAAAAATGTTGAGGTAAAAGAAGTAGTAGAATTGTCTGCTCAACCTTTAACACATAACCCTGATGCAAAACCAAACGTTGAAAAAGTGTTATTCTCACAAAACAGAGAAATGACTACATTCGACAGAGTAATGAATAAAATAGCAAACTAATAATTAATTAAAAAAAATGGCTACTACAACAAGTATTACAACAACTTATGCTGGTGAATTTTCAAAAAAATACATTTCAGCTGCATTATTATCAGCTTCTACTATTGAAAATGGTGGGATTGAAGTAATGCCAAACGTAAAGTACAAATCAGTTATCCAACGTTTAGCAACTGATGCTATCGTTAAAGATGCTACTTGTGCTTTTGATGCAACTTCTACAGTTACTTTAACTGAAAGAATTATTACTCCTGAGGAATTCCAGGTAAATTTGGAATTGTGTAAAAAAGACTTCGCAAGTACTTGGCAAAGCATTGAAATGGGAATGTCTGCTTTTGAAACATTACCTAAATCTTTTGCTGATTATTTAATTGCTCACGTAGCAGCTAAAGTAGCAGAAAAAACTGAAACTAACATTTGGAGAGGTGCTACTGCTAATGCAGGTGAATTTAACGGATTTGTAGCTTTAGCTACTGCAGACTCTAATGTAGTTGATGTAGTTGGTACTACTGTAACAGCTTCTAATGTTATTGCTGAATTGGGTAAAGTAGTTGATGCTATCCCTGCTGCATTATACGGTAAAGAAGATTTACATATTTACGTTTCTCAAAATGTAGCTCGTGCTTATGTTAGAGCTTTAGGCGGTTTTGCTGCTTCAGGTTTAGGTGCAAACGGTACTAACGCA